CTTGGTCTGATCCAGCGCCGAGCCGTCGACGCCCGTCGTGCCCGCCCGCCGACCGATCAGTGGGGGCATGTCATTCCAGAGGCGCTTGAACGTCCCGATGGTGCTGTGGTCAGTGTTGGGCTTCGGCCCCGAGATCGCATCAAAGCCGGTGTCGATTGCTTCCGAGCCCATGCCATAGAGCAGCGCCTGCGGGATCATCCCGCCGCCGGCACCCATCAGGCGGGTGAGCCAGCCTCCCTTGCCCTTTCCGGCTGGCCCGCCGATGCCGTCCGTAACGCTCGACCCGCCAAGCGCCATAGCGGCGCGGGTGAGCGCCGCAGCCGAACCATCGAGCGCCACGGCCGAGCCCTTCAGCCCGGCGCCACCGCCGAAGAACGTGCCCAAAAGCTTGATCGAGCCGAGCGTAAAGCCGGCGCCCGCCGCAAGCGTGCCGAGCGCCGTTGCCGTCTGGCGAACCGGCTCGCTCAGGTTCGAGAAGGCGTCGATCGTGTTGCCAACACCTTCGAAGGTGTAGGAGAGCCACTTCGAGTTGGCCTCGCCCATGGCCAGCGTCGCGTTCTCGACGGAGCCCTTGAGCCTCTCAAACGACCCGCCGAGACCGCCCATGATGCCGGCGGAGATCTCGGCGCCGTAGTTGTCCGGGACGCTGCCAAGGTCCTTCCTATCCTCGGCAATTGCGCCGAGGTTGGCCGCCAGCACACCCGCCTTGCCGCCATGCTTGTCGGTGAAGAACGCGTTGAGCTGCGCCAGGGAGGGATCGGCCGCGAGGATGGCAGCCAGCAAGCCCTCGGTATCGGTGCTGGCGACAGACATCTTGTAGTATTTGCTGAACATCTTCGCGACCGCGTTGCGGTCCTTGGCCCCCATCTTCTCGCCGAACTCCGGCGTGACCGCCTCGGTCATGGCAGCGGTGAAGGCATCGCCGTCGTTCATGAGATCCGGATCGCCCAGGATCTCCTCGATCGCTCCGGCCGTGGCTTCTGAGATCAGCTTGCCGAAGTTGCGCTTCATGGCGCCGCCGATCGCTCCGCTGGTCATCTTCTCCGGCGCGGTCGTGTAGTCGTCGAAGTTGATCCCCATGCTGTCGAGCGCGGCCAGGCCCTTGCTCGTCGGCGAGACCAGCTTGGACGAGAAGGACCGCAATGCGACGCCGGCGACGTCGCCCCGGAAACCGGAGCGGCGCATGCCGACGCCCAGCGCGCCGATGGTGGTGTCGGACAGGCCGGCGATCGTCGCCGATGCGCCGGCATAGCTGAAGAAGTTCTGGATGTCCTCGTCCGACATGCCGCCGATCTTAGCCATGCGGATCATCATGTTGGTCGCGCGCCGGGCTTCCTTGACGGCCTTCTCCTGCGTGCTGATGTCCTTCTGGGTCTGCTGCAGGAACGAGGTGATCGCCTCGGCCGACGCCTTCATGTCGGCATTCATCGCGAGGGCGTAGTTCTTCACTTCCTCGGTGATGCCCGCTGCCACCTTGGCACGGGGAAGGCTCGGCGACAGTCGCTGCATGACAGCGGTCTGGCTCTCGACGATGTCGAGGTTGGTGAACTGCGTCTCCTGGCCGATGCGCTTTGCTTGCGGGATGAGGATGTTGTTCTGATCCTCCTCGCTGGTGCTGGTGTAGAAGCGCTGCTTGCGGACGCCGAGGTCGAAGTCGGCGGCGGAGACGATAGCCTCCCGGCCGAACTCGCGGGCCTTGTAGGCGCCGTAGATCCCGGCGGTCGCAAGGCCGCCACCGATGATCTCGCGCCGGCGCTGGCGCGCGTTGGCCTTAACGGCGGCAGCCTCTTCGGCGACGGCCTGACTCTTGATGGCTTCGGTCGTCTGCTGGATCTGCTCGCGCAGGCGCTTCTCGGCGCCGATCGCCTTGTCGACCGAGCCGCCGATATCCCCATAGGCAGCCTTCGCTTTGGCGGATGCGTTGGCATATTCGGCCGCCGTCGCCTTGACCTCGCTCTGCGCCCTGCGCATCGCCGACTGCATCTTGCGCGAGGTCTCGTCCGTCGACGAGGCGAGCGCCTTGGCAGCATTCTGGACGGCAGTCTGCGCCTCGTTGAACTGGCGGCGCGCCGCCTTCAACTTCTCCTGAGCGGCGCGGAAGTTGGCGACCTTGCTGGTGGCCTCCTGTGCCTTGGCGAGCTGGTCCGTCAACGCCTTCATCTGCGCCGACTGGATGCCCTTTTCAGCTGCTCCGATCTTGCCCAGCGCGTCAGCGATGCCGCCGGCCTGCTTCGAGGCTTCGTCCTTAATCCGGACGATCAGCTCGGAGGTGCTCGTGGCCATGTTCGGCCCCCTATCTGTCGCCGAGGAGAAGCCGCGCTTCCCCCCACCACGCGATCAACTCGTGCCAGTCCATGGCCCTGACATCGTGCAGGGACAGGCCTGGAATGCCGTGCATCGTCGACGCCGCTAGTCGGCGCCATCCGAAAGGGTTGGCGGTGTGGCCATCTGGGCGACCCGGAAGCGGCGGGGCAAAAAACGCTGCACGACTGCCTCGATCTTGTCGCCATCATCGGCATCGAGCGCGTCGAGGACGGCGTCGGGAACGCTGTACATCGGGAACCGTGCGCGGCCGTCGTCGGCGCGCATCGACGTCAGGAAGTCGCCGAGTGCGCCGACCGTCATGCGGCGGACCGTGATCTTGTCGTAGCGGATGCCGTCGACGGTCACCGGCCAGTCCAGCGGCACATCCTCGAAGCGCTCGGCCTCGTTGTCGAACCGGCTCGCGAGCTTGGCGACCCTTTCGTCGGTCGGGCTGTCGGCGCTGGCGACCATGGCAGCGCGCACTGAAGCTTGATCGTTCATAGCGGGGCTCCAAATGGAAATGACCGCCGGTTGATCCGGCGGCCTGGCTAATTGGTTGTCGTGCTGCGCCTTAGGCGGAAACGCCAGGGATGCGCAGCAGGCTGTTGATCTGGGCGTTCTGGTCGACCCCGCCGGTCCGGAGCGAGTTCGTAAACGCGTCCCAGAAGAAGATCTCCTCGCTACCGAAGTGGAGCTCGTAGTGGGTGATCTCGTTCAGCGAGTAGGCGAAGCCCATCAGGTTGCCGCGCGAGAACGCATCCGGCGCGGCCTGGCCGAGACGGGCCTCCATGATTGCCTTCGCCTGGAGCGCGTCGCCCGACCGCTTGTCCCGCACCACGCCATAGGCGGTGTAAACGCGCTTCAGCGGCGTGCCGAGGCCGAACTGCTTCAAGAGTTGCGGATCCCAGCCCTTCAGCTTGAAGCTCGAAGTGAGCTTCTGGATGCCAACCTCGAACTCCATCGCGACGAACGAGCCGCCGGGATGATGGTCCTGGTACATGGCCTGAAGGCTCGGCAACGAGATCTCGTCGAGCGTCAGGTGCTTCGAGTTTTCGGGGTCGTGATCGCCGCAGAACAGGTTCGCGGCCTCCATCACGTAGACCGTGTTCGTCGTCATGTCGGGGCTCCGATCTAGGGAGATAGGTGGAAGGGAGGAGCGCCGGCGCGTTGCCGGCGCGAACTGTTACGCGGCAGTGGCGAGCTGCGACTGGAGATCCGACAGCAGGATGTCGAGCGCCGGGCGGTAGCGCGCCGACTGGATGCCGAGATAGACCAGCGGCGCCGGCTCCTCGAACTTCACGTCGAGCGTGAACCGGCCGAGGCGAAGCTGCTCCGGCGAATTGCGATCACGGTCGAAGCTCACCGGCTTGTAGTCGAGGATCGCCTGCTGGGCCTTCAGGTCACGAAGCGCGAAATTCATCGTGTTCATGACGGCCTGCAGCGTCTGGCCCGTCAGGTTGTATTTGCCGAGATAGGACCGCAGGGTCTTGATGAACATCAGGTGGATGTAATCGCGCATGCGGACTTGGTTGTAGAATTTCCAGATCGGGTCTTCCGAGCAGGTGTCGGTCATGATCAGCACGTAGCCGCCATCGGCGATGGCGCCGTCCGTGTTCTCGCCCCGCACCGTGATGCCGATATTGTGCGAGAGCAGCGTCTGGCCCTCGTTGGCGCCGTCGAGCAGCGAGAACGCGATCGGCCGGCTCGTGCCGACAATGCCGCGAATGGCCCGGTTGGCGGCCGAGTGCGACGGCAGCCCGCCATGCTCGTGATCGTTGGCGATCAGGGCGCCGACGGCACGCGGCGACTTCGGCACGACGACGATGTCGCCCTCGTCGTTGATCACCTTGTAGGCGGGATCGACCGGGATAATCCGCTTTGACGACAGCGACGTCCGCCAGGCGATCGCCGCGTTCATCGTCGATGCGGGCCCGTCCACGATGCCCACGGCGAGGAGCTGGTCGAGCAGCGTCGGCAGGCTGGCGCAGATCGCGTTGGTGGCGCTGTCGAGCGTAACTGACGCGGTGGGCAGCACCTTGCCAGCGTCAGAGCCGCCGCCGGAGAAGGTGACCGTCAGCGGTCCCGAAAGGTCCTCGCCCTTGCTGTCGAGGACCACATTCACGACCTTCTGGGCGTCGGCGCCGGCGCCCATCACCGCGTGACCAGTCGGCAGGACCTTCCTGGGGCTGCTGCCGCCGCCGGAGAACGCAACCAGCGGCGCCTCGGTCAGCTTGGCGCCCTGCGTCAGCAGGGTAACCGATCCGGCCTGGTTGACGGCCTGCGAGGTGTGGCCGGGCACAACAACGATGCGCGGCGAAACGCCGAGGACGTGCGCGGCGTCCAGCAGCGCGAACATGCCGGTCCGGGCATTGATGTCGCCGCGCAGGTTGGCGATCGTTTCCTTGACCGTCGCGCCCTGCTCGACACGCACGAGCACGACCTGGGCGGCAACCTCGAACTCGGTCAACTGCTCGTTGATCGCGGCCAGCGAC